TCAGCAGTTGACCTCGACCCGTGAGCGGATGAGGGTCATCGACGCGGAGCGAGAGGAGATGACCGCGCGTCTCAAGACACTGAGCGACCAGGTCGCGAACGGGTCGCAGGAGGTCGCGTTGCGATATGAGGTCGAGACGCTGCGCAACGCACTCACGTCCTGCGCCGACCAGCTCGCGAGCGCGACCCGTCAGCTCGACGCGCTCAATTATGGGTCGCATGAGGTCGCTGCGCACCCCGTCAGCGCGCAGGTTGGCGACGTGACAGTGACGATTCAAACCCGCCTCCCGAACGACGCGCAGACGACGCAGCTCGCGCAACGTCTCGCAGATGGTGCGCACCTCGCGCGCGAGATGGTCGCGGCTGAATCGAACCAGCACTGATGAACACATGTGGAGATGCACGGGTTATTGAACACCCGTGCATCTCCACATATCGAACGGGGTCGAGATGGTCGCAAGTCCTGGGTTAGCACTCCTCAAAAAACGCACATCGCAGCACAACCCAGGGGTTAAGTTAATCGAGAAGGCGCGTCGAGATGAGGTGTCCCGTCCGCTCCCATGTCCGCGTCTCTCCCTGGCTGAGTTCACGCGGAGAGCGTGGCACCACGCGGGAGAAACCGATCTGCTGGTCTGGGGACCGCACCTTGACTTCTTGTGCGACGCGCTGGAGCGCGTCACGGCTGGAGAGATCACAAGACTCGCAATCAATCTCCCGCCAGGGTACAGCAAGAGCGCGCTGGTAAACGTCTTTTGGCCTTGCTGGGAATGGTCGCTGGGGATGCCCTCGAAGTTCATTCACGCGGCTTGTGTGCGCGACCTCGCGACGCGCGACTCTCTCAAGGTGGTGCAACTACTTGAATCGGACTGGTGGCGGTCAAGATGGCCTGCGACTAAGAATAAAAACGCGCGCGCCAAAAACTTTTTTAAGCTCTCAAACGGTGGTTTTAGAAAAGCTCAATCGAAGGGTTCACGCACGACAGGTCAGCGAGGGAATCGCCTTGTAACTGATGACCTTAATTCGGTTATGGAGGTCTATTCTAAGGCGCAGCTTGCGCGGTCTAAAAGTTGGTTCTGGAAAGAATGGATGTCTCGAAAGACATCGCACAGCGACCCCGTGGTTGTGATCGGTCAGCGTCTCCATGAAGATGACATATTCGCTGACATTCGCGATCGCGGCGACTGGTTGATGATCGTTCTCCCGAGCGAGTTCGACCCCGACCTTGCGCACGATGCGCGATACGGGCCGACCTACGATCGCCCCGACTGGCGGACGACGCGCGGTCAACTTCTCCATGAAGCCAGGTTCGACGCTGAGGCGCTTCGAGCTGCGCGTGTGGAGATGGGTTCGTTCGACTTCGCTGCGCAGCACTCACAGCGTCCTGCGCCGATTGAGGGCGGGTTGTTCAAGCGGTCGCACTTCGGGGTGTATGACCGTCAACCCGATCCGAGCGCGTTCGATGAGATTGTGATCTCGCTCGACGCAGCGTTCACCGCAGACGCGACGAGCGACCACGTCTCGGCGCTCGTGTTTGGCAAACAGGGTGCGCGCGCATATCTGCTCGACGAGCGAACGGGACACTACACCTTCACGCAGACGGTCGAGCTGGTGCGCGAACTTCTCGACGAATGGCCAGGGTCAACCGTCCTGCTGGAGAAGGCCGCCAACGGTGCGGCGATCGATGACACCCTGCGTCGCGAGCTGGGTCGCATTCGTCTCGTCAAACCCGAAGGCAGTAAGGAGGGGCGCGCGGTCGCCTGCACACCGTTTATCGAGTCAGGGATGTTGTGGGTTCCAAACGATAAACACTGGCCCTGGGCTAAGGATGTGCTCGACGAATGGTGCGCGTTCCCGCGCGCGCGGTATGACGATCGCGTTGACGCGATGACCCAGCTAATCAATAAGTGGTTTGGCAAAAAGTCGAAGACGGGCAAGGGAAGTTTTGCACCGCGTCGAGTGAACTAAGAGGTGAAGTGATGCGGTATCTAATCATAGGCTGTGGGAAGTCGAAGACACCAAACGCTAACAAGGCGCGTCATCTATATGTCGGCTCCATGTTCAAGCAGTCGATCGCGTATGCGGAAAGGCACGCGAGCGAATACGATAAGGTGTTGATATTGTCCGCCTTACACGGGTTGATTGAGTTAGATGATGTCTATGAACCTTATGACGTTTACCTTGACGACTTGAACAAGAGACAGGTGAGCGAACTTGTGAACAAGGTTCGAGGTCTGTTCGTCACGGGTGACACCGTCGCGTGCGTCTGTTCAAACGGTTATGCGGAGCTGTTACGGGCTGCGATATATCGAGACAAGGTTGTCGTTCCCATGCTCCATCTGTGCGAGGATATGGACATGTTCGCGCGCGCTCGTCACATCGGCAGCGCGTGAGCGGCGCATCATGGCGCACGGTGGTGAGGGTGTATTGACGCAGCTTCCTAATCAGTGATAATAGTTCAAGTCAACGGGCAACGGATCGCCCAGCTCGACGTATGACAGAAGGTGTAAAGATGGCAGATGACAGAACAACAGCCGTGCCGACGCATAGGCTTTATGCGCGCGACAAGGCGATCATGGAGTTCTGTTACTGGTCGCACAAGGGGGGGACGGGCTACCTGTCGCGGTATCTCACCCCACACGCGAAAGAGGATTCACGCGACTTCGCGATGCGTCTGCGTCGCGCGGTGTATCCGAACTTGATCAAGGTGCAGGTCAGCGCGTATGCGTCGCAGGTCTATCGCTCCAGTGTCGCGCGCACCTTCGAGATGAAGGGTGCGCGGGGCAAGCGAGTAACAGACGTGCTCGACTTGTTCACGGCGAACGCGGATCGGATGGGAAACGCTGCTGATGAGTTCTTTGAGCAGGTGTTGATCTACTCGCAACGCGACGGTGTCTGCGGTGTGCTCGTCGATCGCACCCGCACCGCCGAGCGACTGTTGACGGTCGAGAATGAGGAAGCTGCGAACGTGCGACCGTATGGGGTCATCGTCCCGCGAGCTGATCTGATTGACTGGGAATTTGACGAAGACGGTCGCCCCATCTGGGCGCTCGTGCGCTCGGGCACAACCTCATCTCGCGAACCTCTCCAGAAGGCGAGCGAGGATGATGACGTGTTTAACTTGTGGACTCGCACAAGTGTTGAGCGCGTCACATGGGATTCGACAGAAGATGGGAAGTGGAGACGAGGCGACCCGATCGAGCACGGGCTGGGGGTCGTTCCTATCGAGTTCGTCTTCTGGGGACTGCGCGAGGGTAAGGAGCCGATCGGGCAGTCAGCGATTGAAGACCTCGCGCCGATGACCCTGCGTCTCGTGAACTTCTTGTCGCTGATAGATGAGGAGTGTTATTTGCAGGTCTTCAACATGCTCGTCGTGGGGGAGACAACATATGATGAGATGTCGAAAACTAGCTGGAGCACCAGCGGGGTTTTGAAGTCATCTGTTGAGGATGTGCAGCCCTTCTATCTCGCGCCAGACGTTGCGACAATCGAGGCGCTGGGAGCGCAGGTGAACGACACGATCCGCTGGGTTCGCATCCTGTCGGGAAACGTCGGCGCGTCTCCAGATGGCGGCTTTGTCCCCCCGTCTGGTGTCAGCATGTCCTATCAAAGCTCCGATAAGTTCGCGCTATTTAAGAAGATAGGCGGACGTATGGAGGATCTAGAGGCGCGGGTTTACGCGCTCTGCGCGCTGTGGGAAGGGGGCGACCCGAACGACCTCACCTGCTCGATCGCGTATCCTGTTGATTTTGACCCTGTCATGGTCGCCCGCAGCATGGAGGATTCACTAGCCTTCGCTTCGCTGGGCATCACAGGCGATGCACTGATTGAGGTGCAGATTCAAGCTATTAGGCGTATGCTCAATTCGAGTCTTGACCCGAAGCGAATTGATGACATATGCGAAGACTTCCGAAAGCGCGGCGGTTCACAAGGTACTGCAACGCAAGCGCAATCTGGCGCAGGAGAAAACACCTTGGCGACTGTTGGTGTCGATACGGCGACGACACCTGTAACACGGTCTAACGCTGATGCCGGTCTGGAGTTGTGACGATGAGCGAGAAGATGAAGATGACGGGTGGGGGTGTCGCGTTCCCGCGTCGCGCGATGATGTCGCGCGACAGCGAGCCTGCTGGTGGGACCGCTCCCCCTGCAACGCCCCCCGCGACCCCCGCGCCTGCAACCCCTGTCCCCACCCCGAACAATGCAGGTGCCAGCAACCAGGGCGCGGCCAATCCGCCCCCCAGCGACGAGCCCCGGTTCACGCAAGCGGACATCGACCGCGCCGTGACAGAGCGTCTCGCACGCGAGAAGCGCGCGGGAGAGGAGAAGGTCAAGGCGGCTGAGGAGGCAGCGACGCGCAAGCAGTTGGCGGAGCAGGGCCAGTATAAGGAGCTGCTCGACCGCGAGCGCGCAGACGCAGCGCGCGCGTTGCAGGAGGTCAAGGAGCAGGCGGAGGCGATGACCGCGCGTGCGAACGGTCTGGAGATCGAGAGACAGCTTGAGCGCGCGTGTGCGAAGTCGATCAACCCTGCGCAGGTCGCGGCGCTGTTGCGCGGGAGCGTCACCCTTGACGCTGCGACTGGGAAGGTGTCTGTGATCGGAGACAACGGGGTCGCGAAGCTCGACCCCCAGACGGGACAGCCGATCACGCTCGCTCGTCACGCGGAGATGTGGCTTTCGGCCAACCCGCACTTCTTGCCCGCGTCAAACCGCAACGGGGGTGGCTCGACCCCCTCGAACGGTGGGGGTGCGACAGGTGGGGTGACGTTCGACAAGTCGCGCGCGCACGACATCGAACATGTGAAGGCAGCCGCACCCGACATCGAGCGGCAGCGTCTGGAGCAGTTGCGCCAGAAGGGCGCAGGTTAAATAACACATGCCCAAACACGGGCATTTATCGAAAGGTGAATCATGGCAATCGAGGCGAATGACCAGGGCGCGGCGGCGTTGATCCCGCACTGGATGGTGAACGGGATCGGCGCGATGAAAGAGAAGCTGGTTCTGGCGAACCTGATCCAGCGCGACAGCGGGCCGAACCCGGAGGAGCCGTTTAATCAGCTCAACGTCCCGGTGCGCGGGGTGCTCACCGCGCGGTCGAAGGCGGAGGGGTCGCCCATCATCAGCGACTCCCCCGTGAACTCGAACATCCCGATCATCCTCGCGCACCACGACTATGTGTCCTGGGCCTATGAGGACACCGCCAAGGCGAAGATGTCCCCCGCCGCGCTGCAATACTTCATGGATGCAGTGATCGGGGTGTCTCGCAAGATCGAGACGCGGTGCGCGGATCTCTATGCGGGGCTCTCGACTGTCATCGGCGCGGCTGCGACCCCGCTCGATGAGTCGTCGATCCTCGCTGCGAAGGCTGCGCTCGGCGCGTCGCTGTGTCCCGAAGAAGGGCGGTTCGCGTTCATCTCCGAGGATGAGGAGACGCGGCTTGTGCAGGTCGATAAGCTCTCGCGCGCCGACGCGCGGGGCAACGGCGGCCAGGTGATGACAGAAGGTAAGGTGGGCCGTCTGTACGGGTTCGATGTGTACGGTTCGCAGCTCGTCTCGAAGACGGTCGGCCCCCCGATCCAGACGCACAACATCGTGGGTCATCCGATGTTCGCGATCATGGCGATGCGTCCGCTCCCGATCCCTGACACCACCGTCAGCGCGCTGTACATCTACGATGAGCAGACGGGTCTGTCGTTCCGCTATATGTGGGGTTACAGCATGACTGAGCAGACCACGATCCATACGATCGACGTGCTCTATGGTCTGGCTGTGGTCGATCCGCGTCTGGCGCTGGAGCTGCGGAGCTGATGACCGTCGCGGTGCGCTCGATGCGCACCGCGACGCACCCCCCTCGACAACCTCAACCGTTCCCCTCGCATCATCCCCCACCCCCACATGAGGTCATCAGATGGCATCGAATACCCTCGAAGATAAGCTGGTCAAGTCGCAGCTCCCAGGTGCGACCACGGCGATGACGGTCGCGCAGGCGACCACGAACGCTTACGCTGGAGTCGTCGCTTCGCAGCTCGACACCAGCGGCAAGAACATCGCGCACTATGCGGTGAAGAATACGGGCGCAAACACGATGACGGCGAAGTTGCAGGGTCGCATTAAGGACGCCGCAGGTGGCGCGAGCGACTGGGTTGACATCACCTCTCCCGCAGCCGCAGATGTCGCCGCAGCCGCGCAGGGGATCTTCCTCTTGACGGCGTGTCCCTGGTCAGAGGTGCGCGTCGCGGTCATCAGCAAGGTCGCGGACACCCCCGGCGCGGCGCTCGTGTTCGGCGTCTCGAAGGTCATCTGATCCGCATCTGCGGATCGAATCACAACCAGTCCCGCGCACCCCGCGCGGGACTATCATTATGGAGTCGAAGAATGGCAGCCAAGAAGAGCGAGAAGGTTGAGGAGTCCCCCCGCGCGGTCGAGGTCGAGGAGACGCAGGAGGTCGCGACGCAGATCATCGACAAGTCCCCCACCCCCGCGCCCACCCCCGCGCCCACCCCCGCACCTGCGCGCGCGGTCGCTCCCCCCGTCCCGCGCCGTCGCGGGGTGAGTCCGCTGGAGCTGTGCGAGCGCGCGGGGCAGATGTGGATTGTGAACGCGAGCGGTCGAGTGGTGCAGGTGTCGCGCGAGATGGGCATGACGATGATCAAGTCTGGGAACGCGCAGAGCGCACCGCTCCACGCGATCGCAGACGCCCTCGGCGTTGACGAGTCGGAGCTGGGTTCGACCGCGCAGGTCGCGGCGAAGACGCAGCTCGGAGAGAAGCAGATCGCGATGTTGCTCGGGTCGAAGCGCAAGAGCTCTCTCGTGTCCCTGGTCGCGCAGTATGACCTCGACGGCGACGCGAGCGACACCCCCGCTGACCTGGTCAAGATCCTCACCCGCGCAGTGCTCGCGGGTGACGTGCCAGAGAGCGAGTTGAACTGATGGCTCTCAGCGCGTCACAGCGCGCCGCATTGCTGCGCGACATCGAAGGGATGGGCGCGGCTCAGGATGCGCTCGCAGATGCGAGCGTTGACGCTGTGTCGCGCTCCTACGGCGACGCGCTCGATGCGTCGATGACCAAGATCCGAAGACTCGCGCGCGGTATCAAGACAGACAGCGCGGGACGGTTGATCCCAGACCTGGGCGCGGTCGCGAGTTTGAGCCCCACCCTGGGAGCGGATAACGAACCATGGCGCATCGTCTGGCAGGAGTGGACTAAACGAATGTCCGCACTCCTCAAGCTCCAGCTCGACTATGCGTCGCGGGTCGGCAACGTGAACGCGGTCTGGCTCGGAAGCGAACGCTCAACACTAGAGGCGCTTGTGGGTCTGTGGCCTGCGAAGGGCGAGCCCACACAAGGGCTCGCCCTTCGCTTCTACGCGCTCACCACGGGAGAGCGCGCGCGCATCGCGAACGGGTTGACGCAGCACATGTTAGGTCGGCTTCCGAGCGCGTCGTTAGAGCGGTTCATAGACGAGGCGTCGCCCAGTTCGACCGCGCGCGTCAAGCAGCTCGTGCAGGACGGGACGTTTCAAGTGGTGCGCACCGCGCACGAACTCAAAGCGGAATCGTTAGGTCTGTCGTTCTTTCGATATAGCGGACCTGCTGACCTTGTCACTCGACCCTTCTGCACCGCGCGCGTTGCGAAGGTTTACAGTCGAGAGGAGATCGACAAGATGGACAACGGGCAGACGGGAGAGGGGACCGCACTAATCGCCTGCGGCGGTTATAATTGTCGTCATAGATGGGCGGGTGTAAACGAAGAATGGTACACGCCCGATGAATGGGCAAACATGAGAGGCAAGTGATGGGAACACCTAGCGATGATGGGTTGAGGGAATACGCTTACAACACGCATATCAGGTGGGTTGAGACACAGGTGTTTAACCTCGCAGGAGGTCGCGACCTCACCCGTTATCAGCGGATGGCGCGCGAGGATCTGCGACGCGACCTGCGCCGCTTGGGCTACATCGACCCGTTGGAGCCGCGCGGGTGGGAGAACGGTTATCCGATAACGGGCGCGTCGCGACAGGGCGAGATCGCCAACAGGTCGAGGAAGGCGGAGGGGGTCGCGCGGCTCAGCGCGGGGGTCGCGGGTGCGTCCCTGGTCGCGGGGGTGGTGTTGCAGGATCTCGACCCCTACGGCGACGCAGACGCTCAACCGTCGCTCGACTCAGCGCAGGGTGCATATCGCTGGGAACTGGTCGATGCGGTCGAACTCGCAGCGAATGAGACGCGCGATGTCGCGGTCATCGCGACGGTCGCAGGGACACCGCACAACCTCTGCCCGCTCGGGGTGGGGATGTATCTTGCGACGGCGAACCCTGCGATCGTGGGGGTCGAGCTGCGCGAGATCGTCAGCGAGGGGGTTGATCATCAACTCGCTCGACTCGCGACCTATCGCGCACTCGAACTCCTTTATACAGACCTGTTGACTGCAACGGGTGATTTACCTGACACGAAGCGCGGGATCTACGCGAAGCGTTATAAAGAGGAGTTCGACCGCGTGACGAGTGCAGGGGTCGAGGTGACGAAAGACGGGAACGCAGATGTGAGCGATGAGGAATCGCGACTGCGTCACGGGACGGTGCGCAGATACAGGAGCTAGACCATGGCGGCGACTTACATCATCGACCTGTCCAAAGTTGATGCAGCGTTTGACGCGATCGAACATGTCGAGTTGACGAGCGCAGACTGGGAGCAGATCGGAGCGTTCGCAGTCGCACAGATCCTCGACCGCACAGAGCGAGGGTTGAACCCTTATGGTCTGCCCTTCGCGCGGTATGCGGTCGCGACCGCGCGCGACAGGTCGCAACGCGGTCGCCTTGCGGGAACGGTCAACCTCATGGATACGGGGCGGATGCTCGGAGCCCTGACATCTGGTGTGGTGCAGAACACCGCGCGTCTCACGTTCGCGAACGCGGAGAGGGAGAAGATCGCCGCGTTCCATCAGGAGGGCACGCGCACCATGCCAGCTCGACAGTTCCTCTCGATACATGAGAGGACATCTTACTATAACAAACTTAGCGACTTAGCTGCGAAGCTGCTCGTTAAGAATCTTGAGAAGTCACTGAGGACATAATGACATCACCCCCGCAGCCGACCCCCGCAGCAGCGCCGAAACCGCGCGCGGGTCGCTCCCCCGCGCTCCCCCTGGGAGAACATCAACAGATGACCCGTGCGCTTGTGCGGGTGTTGCAGGAGTCGGGTTACTTCAAACATGTGACGGCTGACAACATCATCACCCCGGAGATGTTGCCCGCTGAACTGCGACCTGGCGTCGTGGTGATGCACGAACGCACGCGGGGGGTTGAGCGCATTCGAGAGGCGACGGGTCGGCGCTGGTCGATGCAGGTCGATCTGGTGTTGGACATTCAAGGGCTCGCGCGCTCGAACGATGGAAAGGAGCAGGGTTACAACACGAGTTCGATGCGCGATGCGCTGGTTCACCACACGCTCTGCGTGCTCGCGAACAACCCCGGCCTGGTCATCCAACTCGACGAGTTCGGAGAGACGAGCGCGTTGCAGCACGCGCACGATGCTCTATGGCGATGGGATGTTGAGACGATCCCAGTGTTGCCGCCTTTGACGCGGTCGCTTCTTCGCGTTACGGTGTTGCTCGACGAAAGCCTTGAGCTGCGCACGCCAGAGCTGTGGCGCTTCGAGGCTTTCGAGGGTGCGCCGTTGGGCGGGTCTTTTGTGGAAAACTCAAACGAGGAGTGATGTTATGGCGAATCAAGTAGGAGTCCGGCTGACGCGCGGCACGGTCGGCCCGATCGCGATCGGTCCCGATCCTGGGGACAAGCTGTTCTGTGCGGTGCTCGCTGAACGCGGTCCCGCAAACAAGCTCGTGCTGTGCTCCAGCTTCGCGCAGTTCACGGGTCTGTTTGGTGGTGCGACCCCTCGCACCGCGCGCACCAGCTTCAGCGCGGGTTATGAGACGATCAGCGACTGGTTTACCCTGGGAGGCGGGAGCGTGGTTGTCCTGCGCATCGTGGGGGAGGCGACCAAGGCGACGATCGATCTGCTCGACCGCAAGGCGGTCGATCCGATCAAGGTGTTCACGGTCAACTCGAAGGGACCGGGCACCGCATACAACGCGGTGAACGCGGTCATCTCGGCGGGAACGCGCGCGCTGACGTTCAAGCTCACCGTGACGAACGACGCGGGGGTGACGCTGGAGAGGTTCGACAACCTGTTGAGCAACGGCGAGAGCGCGCAGCTCGTCAGCGCGCAATCGCTGTGGGTCGATCTGGTCTATGACGCGACGAACGACACCGCGTCTCCCGATGATCTCCCGGCGCTGGGGACGTTCAGCCTCGCAGGGGGGACAGACGATAACGACCCGACCGCTGCGGAGATCGTGGGGACCGTGACGGGGTCTGTGCGCACGGGGTTAAAGACCCTGCGCACGAACCTCTATCGACGCGGTATCCTGCTCGCGCCGGACCTCGACAGTGATGCGCTCGTGGTCGCGGAGATGAAGGCGCTCGGGCTCCCGTTCAACCGGGTGACGTTCACCAGCGCGCAGGAGGGGGCAACGCTCGCCACCGCTGCGACGCAGCGCGGCGCGTGGGATGATCCGGGTGTCGCGTTCTACTTCCCGCGTAAGGAGATGCTCGACGCTTACGACAAGGGGTTGAAGACGGTCCCGCTCGTCGGCCAGGTCGCGGCTCATTGGATGAGGGAGATCGCGCAGAAGGGACAGGGGAAGCCCCCCGCTGGACCTGGCTTCTTGATCACTGGTCGCATCGAGCGCACCGCGCAAGGCGATCCGCTCATCGAGCAGGAGGACGCAGATCAGCTCGTCGCGCAGGGGGTGAACCCCATCTGGGATCGCGACGGTCTGGGGTCGAAGGTGTGGGGTGCGGTCGCGGCGACGAGCGAGCCCGCGTGGCGCTCCATCTCCGCAGCCTACATCTACTGTGTGATCGGTGATGCGCTTTACACCACGCTGAACCAGCAGGTGTTCGAGGTGTTCACCCCCGACAAGTTCGATGAGCTTTACATGGGGGTGTATCGGTTCCTGAGCGACATGCACCGCGACGGCGCGTTCTTTGGTCTGCTGCCCTCGCCCATGTCTGTGCCGAACGCGGAGAACGACGCATTCGCGGTGCTCACGGGAACGTCGATCCTGTCACCCCAAGACATCGCGAACAAGATCATCCGCGTGAAGGTGTGGTTTAAGGAGGCGTTGAGCGGAGAGACGATCGAAGTCGAGATCGCCAAGCAGACCGCCTAGTCTTCACCCTGTTGAAGTCGATCTAACAATCTAACAAGAGGTGTCGAGAATGGCACAAGACAAGTTCCATACATCACACAATTATAGCATCACCATTCTGGAGTTCCCAGGAATCCGCTTCGCCACGTTGAGCGGGGGTGAATCGACGGTCGAGGGGTCGAAGGTCTGGCCGGGTGGCTCGCAGGTGTCGCGCAACGTCGATGGCGCGTCGAGCGTCAGCGACATTGTGGTGACGAAGCCCGCCGATGACATCGAAGACATCCCGATCAAGCTGTGGGCGAACGGCTGGCGCAACCTCGGCATTTACCAGCGGCTCACGGTGGTGAAACAACGGCTGCTCCCGTCTGGTCTGCCCGTCCCTGGCGTCAGCCCGATCGTGTATGAGCGGTGTTCGTATCGCAACTATGCGCCCCCCGCAGCGGAGCGCGGTTCGTCTGCTGGTGCGATGCTCTCGCTCACCCTGTCGCCTGAGTCGATGCAGGAATAATAACACCTGTATATGTGCAAGTGTACTGGCCGCGCATCATGGCGCGGCCAGTCTTTGAAGACGTGTCAACATAAGGATAAAGTATCATGCAGAAGGTCAAGACTTATCGCCCGACAAAGACAATCACCCTGCAACGCGGCTGGGTCAACCCGGAGACGCGCGAGGCGCACCGCGTCGTGACGGTGCGCGCGCAGTTGATGGGCGATGAGATGGCAGCAGAGCGCACCCTGCGCGAGTTCGCGCGCGAACCGATCGGGTCAGCAGAGCGCAACCTGGCTGAGTCGCAGACGGGCGAACTCATCCTGTCCACAACGCGGTGCATCACCTCATGGGAAGGTCTGCCCGGCTTCAACTTCACGCACGTCGAGACGCTGACGCGCACAGACTATCGCACGCTCGCGACGGCGATTCAGAAGCTCGACGAACCCGACTTCGAGGATGAGAAGACGGGTGACGTGGTCGATGCGGGTGAGGTTGACCCAAAGTAGAATGGCGCGCGCGGCTCATTCTGCTGATGCGCGTTACAGGGATGCCATTAGATGAAGTGTGCGAATGGACACAATCAGAAGGCATCGCATGGCTGCGCGCAGCCGCGCTCGCCACGAAACGACATCGCGACCTTATGCCAGATGAAAACGCACTCGTGCTCAAAGAGGTCGCCCCGTGGCTGACACAACGCTAAACATAAAAGCATCGCTCACGGGTCGCATCAAAGAGCAGGTGTCATCGCTTCGTAAAGAGTTCGGAGCGTGGCACCTTCAACAGCAATCAGTGTTGAAGGATCAAGCGCAGCTCGCGTCGCGCGCGTCGAGTCTGTGGGAGCAGACGACGAGCGGCGCGAGCAAGGCTGCTGGTGCGGTGGGCGGGCTCGCAAGCTCGCTCACTTCTATCAAGACAATCATGTTAGGTCTGGGGACAGCCGCAGCAAGTGGCCCGATATATCAAAAACTTATCGGGTCTAATGCTGACCTCGAACGCGCTCGCACCACCTTCGATGTTCTGGTGGGAGATGCGAAAAAATCTAAACAGTTGATCGGAGATGTGCGCGCTTACGCCGCAGCGACCCCGTTCGGAGAGGGCGAGTTGATCGAAGGGTCTAAAAGATTCCTGCGATTGACTGGGTCGAATATCGAGGAAAACAAAAGACTTCTGAAACTCGCAGGGACGCTCGCAGCGATCAACCCCTCGAAGTCGATTGAGGATGCAGCAGAAGCAATCCTCGACGCGGAAGGTCTGGAGTTTGAAAGACTTAAAGAGTTCGGCATCAAGCTCAAGAGCGATGATGTCAAGAAGTCAAAGAAGAAAGGGGAGACGTTAGGTCAAGCCGCGCTGCGCGGGTTTGCTGATGCGCTGAACAAACAGACAGGCGGTCGCGATGTGGTCGCGGCTCTGGGCGGGACTGCGGCGGGTCAAATATCGACGTTGCAGGATCGCGTGGGCGAGACGATCCGCAAGGCGGGTGTCCCTGCGTTCGATGTGTTCAAGACAGGGTTGCAGGAGTTGAACGAACAGCTCAACGGCCTCGAATCCGATCCGAAGTTGCGAGAGGAGTTCGAGGCGGTTCAGCGCGCGCTCGCGTCTGGGGCTGAATCGATCGTCGAGATGATCAAGCGGTTGCCCCAGGGGATCGCGTTCGCTCGCGCGCTCAAGGATGAGGTGATGCAGTACAGCGGCGCGCTCAAAGCCGGAGCTGTGCTGTACGGTGCGAACAAGGTGACGGGGGGTGCAATCCCTGGGGCGCTCGCCTCCGGCGCGTCACGGTTGCTCTACGGTCGCGGTGGTGCGGGTGGTGCGACTGCGTCTGCGCTAGGGGGCGACGCGGCTGCGATGCCCGTTCGCGTGGTCAACTTCCCTGCTGGGGGTGGGCTCGCGGGTGGTGTCGCTGACGCGGTCAAGACAGGTAAGGATTCTTTCACCGCGCGCAACACTGGCGGGGCGGGTTTCGGCTCAACCGCGCGAGCGTTCGGGAGCGCGCTCGTGGGAGACGGCGCGATCGCGACCCTCGGCGCAGGTGGTGCGGCTGCGGGGGGTGGGCTCCTCGCGTTGTTTGGTGCGGCTGCGGTGGTGCAGTTGGATGTGATGCGTCGCACACAAGCGGTCGCGATGGCGTTCGAGGAGCGCGAGAAACGAGAGACAGCACTTGCTCGAAAGAACCTCGCGAACGCACGCAAGTTCGACGAGGCGGAGAACAAAGACAAGGCGGCTCGTAACGCAAAGACGTTCGGGACTCGAAGCTATTTCGACGCGGCGACAGCTCCGGGTGTTAGCTATGAAGAAAAACAGGCGAACGCCTTAAAGGGTTTGCAAGCTGCGAAGATGGCGCTTGGTGGTAGCGACGCGAAGATAAAGGGGAAAGCGGGAAGTAAGGAACAACAGGAAGCACTAGCAGAAGTGAACAAGTCGGTTGAGGCTTTGGGCATTCGCTTTGGTCTGTCGAAGGGTTCGGGCGGTAGCGTGAACAGTCGGCTTCGAGTCTTCTCTGGCGAGAGCGCGTTGAATGAGGGTGACAAGGGGCTCGTCGAGCAGTTCAGAAAGATCAACACGTTGAAGACAAAGAACCCAGACGCATACGCGGCACTATCGACAACACCAGAATTTAAGGAACTCAACAAAGAGGCCGTCAACCTTCGCGCCCGCATAGGTCGCGGCAATCAGTTAGAAGGTGACATTAGAAACGCCGTCGCGAATGTCCAGATCGGAAAGATAGAATTGACCTTCGCACAAGGGACAGATCCGAACGACGCGAAGGTCATCGCTGACCAGCTCACAACGGAGATTGAGAAGGCGATGAGGTTGGTGAAGCAACGTCAGTAACACGGGTGATATGTCATGGGTCTTAGCGCGGTTCAAGTGTCGATGGTGTCGGGTGGATTAGGTGGGCTCGCGGGGCTGCCAGCAGACGCGCGCGAGATTGAGACGACAGGTCACTATGGTTTAACCCTTGTGATCCTCGACTATCTCAACCCGCTCGTCCTGCGTTTCCCGATCAACCCAGAATCCGATTCACACGACTCGCCCCAGGGATGGAGCGATCGCGGTGCGCTCGGCCAGGTCAACCCTAAACTTGACTGGACACACAACCCCGCTGGGTCGCTGTCTTTCAAGGCGCTCGTTCAAGCTCCCGATTCTGTGCGGCTTGAGGCAGACTTCTTGCGACCGCTGGAACTGTTGCGGGAGCGCATCGTTCCATCGACGCAAGAGCCCCCGCTTGTCATCGCGACGTTCGGGACTCGGCAATATCGGGGGTGCATCTCATCCTTAAACGTCACTCGACTTCGACAGACCGCGCAAGGTGACGCCGTAACGGCTGAGGTTTCGATCACGATCATGGAGAACT